AGGTTTTCAAGCGATTCGTTAGGTCTATTAACATCAAACCGTGATACTGTTGATGCGTAGAAACTACCTTGGCGTAGCGAGTTAAGCTCATGGGCCATCGCGTTAATGGCGGCAGCCATGTATGGGTTCTCCTTACGGAGGTTATACCTCGCAGATATTTTGCGGAACACGTTCGCAAGGTAACGGAAAAGGATACGAGCGAAGGAAGGCTCACCCATGTAGAAGGCGATATCTTCCTCAGTGGTAGACCCTCGCATGATCTTCTGGACAGACATGCGTAACTTCTCTCCGACGATCTGGCGTTTAATTACTGCGTCGTTCTCTGCGATACCTTCGTTGAGTCTATCTCTGAGTTCTGTATTATTACTTTTAGCTGTATACTGGGATACGATTCCCGTTAGTGTGCTGTTGGCTAAAGAGCCGACTATAGTGTCTAGTTCCTCAGTAGAGATTGTCCTGAACTCAGTGACGTGTATCAACTCCTCACTAAGCAGGGACTCAGTAAGCATCTTAGTTAGTTTAGGTGAGAAAAGTTCTCCTCCCGTCTCAGCTAAGTAAGACTCCAAGTTAGCTTGGTTGATGAACATGGTAGGGATGCCTACCCCATCCTCCTCAACAATCGTTGCCATGAAGGCAGCCTTGGGGTCATTCTCTAGCGGGGTGCCTGTGATGTCAGATACTAACTTTACAGGAACATTAGACGGGATGACCTGAGCTACGGCTTGCTCAAGGATCTCTTCTAGTTGTGCTCGCCCTTCTTCATCCAAAGTGGCTCCGGTATCAAGACCGGAGAAACTTGAGAGTCTTTCGGTCGTATCGGGGGCGACCGCCTTCTTCATGTCAGATATAAACTTACTGAAGATCTTGCCTTCCGGTGAAGCTTTTGTAACCTCATGAGATTCGATAAAGGTATCGAGCTTCGCGAGTGGTGTCAGGTTCTCTGAGACATCCATGTTGATGAAGTCGACCAGATCATCGAAGGCCTGTGAAAGCCTCGTGTTCTTACCTAGTCCAATTAAGTCCTTCACGGTATCGACGAACCGCTGAACGAGACCCTTACGAGGCATTCCCCTAACAGCGTTCTGGAACGCGGTCGAGGTGAACATCGTAGAGATGAACTCTGAAATGTTAGTCAGGCCGTAGTTAACCTCTAACTTCTCTTTGCTACCTAGTTCCAAAGATCTAGCGTATTCTTTCTGGACGATCTTACGAAGACCCTCTAGACGCTGGATAGCAGCCCTCTGTTTAGGGGTCAGTTTCGCTTTGTCCATTTTAAGGAGCTTGTCCGTAAGGGCGTGTAAGTATTCGTGAAGAACGATAGACTCTACACCGCTACCATAGTAACCCGCGATGTTAAGGGTAACCTGACTTGTTCCATCAGAGAACACCTCAAACGCACCAGCTTGTGCATCCTTGTCTTGCTTAATAAGGAACTTAGACCCTAAGATCACGTCTTTATTCTGGAGGAGCAGCTTAGCAACTATGCGGTGTGACTCATCTACGCCTGTCTTAGAGATCTCTCTGATCGCCTCAACAACAGAAGCAGGGTCCCCGTTTACAAGACCTAGTCTGTCTACGTCCTCTTGGTTACGGTTAACGACCGCCTCGATCTCTAGTCCTAAGAACCAGTTAGGTGCGTTGTCCTGTGAGAGAACCAGACGAGCTTGACCGAACTTTTTCTTTAGCTCCGCCTCTGCTTGAGGGGTTGGGTCATACCCTCTCACATAGAACATCGCCCTTACAACAGGGGGTAGTGATGCGAACGCGGTCTGGTAAGCTAGGTGATCTTTAGATGAGCTATTGAGGGTGGATACTAAAGGACCTACTACACCTTCTTTTTTAGCGAAAGCTTCTGGCTTCCCAGAAATTAGAGATAAGTTAGCAAGTAACTTAGTCCGTTTACTACCTTTAAGGGCCTCAAGTTGACCGAGGCTAGTTTTAAACAAGGCCCTAACATCACTAGAGACCTCATCATAATCCTTGGCTCTTTCTTCAGAAGAAGCTAGTCCAGTTTCTTCTGTGATCTCTTCAACGTCCTGCTCCGCTTGGGTCTGGGCCGTATCTGACATCTGCTCGACGCCGAGTTTTCCCGCGCTAACGAGCCTGTCGTTATTAATAAAGTCAGATACTTGCTTGTTAATAGAGTCGCCTGCCCTCTTAGCCGCTAGTAAAAAGTTAGGGAAAGGGGATACAGAGTTAGTAGGGTTATAGGCACTATAGTTGATCAGCTTCTCTATAGACCGCTTAATAACGAAGTGTTCCCAGTTCTTTGTAAGTTTAAACTGCCTACCTCCTTTTGCCATAGACCTCTGGTCTAACGCCCTCATTTCCTTCATCTCAGATTCGGTAGCGGTTCCGAAGTTTCCTTTACCTTTGTTAGTAGAGTAGAGGTAAGTTGCGAGCTGTTGAAGCTTACTTGTCTTAGAGGATATAACAAGGTCTGTTTCAGGTGTTTTTGTTTTTCCAACGTTGATCGACTCGCCTTTTTCGAGCAAATCAGTCTGGAACCATTGAGATATGCTATCCATAGGGAACGCAGACATGATAGCGTTAGTCACATCGGACTTCACTTCACCTAGATTACTCTTAACGGCACGGGATTCAGGGTCCCCGCCAACCGTTTTAGTTGGGTCAATCTCGGGGAATAGGCCCTCCTTGAAGGAGTAAACGGGTTTACCGCCCTTCACATCAATGTCTAAGAACCCCCTGTCGAGGAGCATCTTTCTTAGGCCCGATACTTTTACAGCTAGTGACAGTTCAAAATAGAACTTAACTGCCGCCTTAGCAAAAAACTCGTCAGCTCCGTTCCTTGTTTTATATCCGAGGCGGTGAAGTTTAGTGGCTGTTGCGAACTTACGCCCCGTAGCAGTGCTGCGCTCAGCGATCTGCTCATAGTTTTTAGACATCCATTTTTTAATGGCGGGCACCGCATCGGAGATATCCATAGGGCCATGTAGGACAAACTGTTTGCCGTCGAAGTCTGCCCCTTCTTGCGCCATCCTTGTAAGAATCTTGACTTTCTCAGTAGCGGCCCTGTTAAAAGCTGTAACCGCTTCTTGATATTCTTGCTCATTCCTAAACTTTTTCTTATTAGGTGGTTCGATCCGGTTTTCTTCTTCATCGAGAGCCGCTAGTTTCTCCATGATGTCCCTGTTATCACTCGTAAACTTAGGGTAGAACCCCGCAATATTGAACTCGTCAATAATAGTGTTGAGTGATTTAAGATCAACCCCTTCAAGTAGGTGTCGGTCAAGAAGGACTCTCGCCCTGTCTGTCTCTGAAAACATGCCCGACTTGTCTAGTGACACTTTATTTAAAGTAATCACCTCACCAGTAACAGGGTCGATCCCTTTGACTGAGTCTACCTCGTTGTTAAATATAACAATCGAGGGGTTGTAACCTTTTGTCTTATTAAGGTTGTCGGGGGTTTTGATTTCATGACCCGCATCAGCGAGGGCTTTAATCTGCTCAGGGTCGTTGTTGAAAAGAAATGAGCCCTCATACTTTAAACCCTTCTTAAGGGCCACAATTTTAGACGCGTCGATGTTATAAAGTTTAGCGACCTCTTCGACGGAGAAGACTGGGTATCTCTTCTTGATACCAGATTTTAGTTTCTCCTTAAACTCCTTTATCTGAGGCCTTGTTAGTTGAGGAAACCCATACTGTTCAGAGGTGAAAGAATAAGGGTATCCTTTCTCAGTAAGGAACTCAAGGGCGTCATTAGCTTGTTGTAGTCCCTGTTCTCGTGTCTCCGCCGTAGATTCAGTTCCGAAGTTACCTTCTTTATCATCTAAGTTATCTTCTGCTATTTTTTTGTTCTCCTGAGGCTGTCTGTCGACTGCTTTCTTTTTTATTTCAGGGGTGACTGAAGGTTTCCCCGTCTTCTTAGCTGCTTTCTTAGCTGCTTTCTTAGCTGCTTTCTTAGCTGCTTTCTTAGCTGCTACTTTCTTAGCTACTTTTTTAACTAAGAACTGTTTGATGAAGATATCTTTTTCCTCAGATGTTTTATTGTTCCACTGCTCTGTAATAGCTTCTACTGTAGAAACACCTTCTTCAAAGGAGTATTGACCCTCCATTTCGCGCCCCAAAAACGAAGCCCTTTGTTCAGGAGTTTTGCTCCGCCATTGGTCGACGATACTAGCGGAAGTGGTCGCCCCAGCTTTGAAGGCTTCTTCGGTGTCTTTAACCCGATCTGTTGCCTCGACGATCAGTTTTTCTTCTCCGAGAGCTACCTCTCTTACTGGTCTATCTACCTTCTCTTCATCTGGTTTCTCTTCAGTCTCTTTAGCACTGTCGGCGGAAACCGTTTCCCCCTTTTTTATAATACCCTGTAGTTTCTCACCTACTACCTCTGCGGACATCGGGCTACCAGCTTCTTTTAACCTGCTGACCATGTCTTCACGCACCCTCTCGCCCATAAGATTACGGGCCTCTTGCGTTTCAAAGACATCAGCGGCACCGGAGATACGGCTGAAGGCCCGTCGAGCCCCCTGCATACTCGCACCAAACACCCCACCATAAACGGCGGCGATTCCGGCATGCGACATTAGATCTCCAAAACTTAAATCATCTCTCGCGGTTGCGACGGATTGGATAAGGGTGTTAATATACTCATCGAGCCCCTCCTCTAAAGCTTCGCCTATTGCCCCCATACCAACGGCGGCTACACCTCTAGGGACGGCTATTGCGTTGAAATATTTAGGCGCGTGTTTCTTAGTGATGGCCCCTAAGATTTGCCCAAACTGGCTCTTAGTTAGGGTTTCATCAGAAGCAGATAAACCTTTAGCGAGAACCGTAAACATTCTCCTCGCGTCTCCTACTGTAGCGCGTGTCATGAGGTAACTCTCAAGACCGCCTAAACCACCTAAGGTAAAGGTAGAAGTAATGGCTCCTGTAAATACAGCAGCGATGAGGCCTGTCTTCAAGGCCTTCTGGTGCCTCTCTTCGTCGGTAAGGGCTTTACCCTCTTCAGTTCTGCCTAGTGCGTCATACACAGATGCGTAGGTCATGGTACCGCTACGGGTTCCAGAGGTAATAAAGATACTCGAAACGGTAGGGACCTTAGAGTGAAGCATCTTTGTGTAGGCTTGGATAGCTGTCTTGGCGTTAGCCGTAGTCGCTTCTTCAGCCGCTTCTTTAGCGGCTTTTGTAGCTCCCTTTTTAACCCCGACTTCACGTATGAGCTTAGCCGCCCCTACTCTTAGTGCTGCTTGCTCTAATGATTCTCCTGCACCTTGGCGTAAACTACCTTTGATGACGGTATTAATTAACCCCTTAGCTGTAAGCCTAGTGCCTAAGTAAGCGGCGGTTCCGGTTCCGGCGGTGGCTTTAGTGATTAAAGCAGTGGCAGTAAGGTCCGTAATAACTGGAGCGACCATTGAAGATAATTCGATGCCCCAGTTTACTTCCTCACCTAAAATTTGAGCTACTCTTCGTTTAGCCTGTCTGTCTCTTTCGTTTTCAAGTAGAGATTCCCTAGCGAACTCATTGCCAGACATCGCGCCAACACCCCAGACAATATCAGTGATGGACTCAGGGATAGAGTTACCGACGAGCCCTAAGACCTCGTTTCTGATATACCCGTAAGACTCTTCATCATGCTCCGCCGTGAAAGCATCGATGATCTCCCCGTTAGTCATGTCTTTACTCTTGCCTTCCGCAACAGCGGCGGTCCACTCGTCTGCTAAGTAACTCCTTTTGAACGCTTGGCCATACTCAGTGAAGGCCGCCTCGCGGTATACTTCCCGATCCGCTCTGATATTTTCTTTCTCTGAGTCAGACAACGTAGAGATCGTAGCCTCAAATTTCTCAGTGTTATCCATCGCTTGGGGGTGGACGGCCACCTGACCTAAACCAAAACGTCTTATGTTACTAGTAAGGTCTTCATCATCGAAATCAGTATAGTTAAGGGATTGTTTACCTACATAGTAATCAAGGGCTGTCGCAAGGTCCTCCTCAGGGATTTCCTTAGCGGCGGGGACTTGTTCTCTAAGTTGACGTATTAAGAACTCAGTGTCCTGTTCATCCATCTCACCAGTCTCTGCTCTCTCTTCCGCCATCCTATTGATTCGGTCGGTGAAGAACTTTTCATCTACTTGTTGAAAAGCGTGGAAAGCGGTTGAGACGTTCTCGTATCTGAATATCTCGAACCCTTGTTCGTCTTTCTGCTGCCCTCTAAATATAATTGGGGCGTCATCAGCTTGGATCATCCCACTATCTAGGGACTGCTTGTAAGCCTTATAAGGACTAAGGCCTACTGCGGCACCTCCTCCGATAAGGGTAACGCTACCATCATCGGCTTGGACACGGGCGTAGGGGGTAAGCTCTCTAGCTACGGCTGTCTTAGCTGCTTTATTATAATACTTCTCAACGAACGCTTCAGCGGCCTCTTGTATCGGCTGCTTACGTTTCTGAGCCCCCTCTGACCCATCGTCGATAAAATTAGTGAAGTCATAAAGGGCGCTGCTTTCACGACCCTCTGTAGACAGGTAACCCGTGCGTAGGACTTTTTGAAGGGTCCTTATCTTATCCTCAAAAGTGAGTGGAGGGGGTGAAAGTATTCCCTCTAGGTCTTGGGGGGAAACACCGTCAACCTCTACTAGAGCTCTGGCAGCCGCACCTAAAATATCTTCTCCTACCTCTTCGCTATACTCTCCGCTTTTTAAATACTCCTCCCGAACGTAGTTAGAATACTGTTTCCTGTTTTCAATAGGGTCGGCAATAGGTCCACTAGATGGGGACCATTCTTGGAATGGAGTAAGTTCAGGCATGGCTGATTATATGTAAGGGTTGGGAGAGTTTTTATTTAGGGGTATTAGCGTCTGTTAAGATCATCTAGCTTTTCGTTCCGGTCTGATCTTTCGGATGATTCTTGAAATGGCGTCCTCCCAGAGGTAGTGACTGCTTGTTTCTGTTTAGAAGCTTCCTCGCGATTAAAGCGTATTAAGTTGAGCTGTCGTTCTGAGGCTTCTTCAGGAGATAGTAATCCAGCTTTTACGTCGCCTATGTTAACTGAATATTTGTTTAAGAGTTTTTGTCGTGCCTTGGGGTCGCCTACCTTCCCCGTAAGACGAAGATTCTGGTAAATAGCTTTATCAAAATCTTGAGGGTCAAGTAATGTTAGATCTACATAATCCTCACCATCTTTAACAACTCCTTTGTTTAATTCAATCTCATTAATCGAGGTTGTAGCCTTAAAATTAATAATACTCTCTAGCTCTCCGGAGTCCACTTTAGTTGAAAGCTTGGATGCGCTTTCTAGCTCTTTGGTATATTTAGATACTTCAAAAGCTTGTCTAGCTGCTTCAAAGGCTTTTGGGTCGCCGTCCACAATCCCTTTATAAATTGCTTCGTCGAAATTAGTCCCTGACACTTCCTGTATATATTTATTCGCGTAGGAATTTCTAGCCGCCCTAGCTGTAGCCCCTGCCTCTTTTTGTTGTGTACCTATGGCTTTAATACGCTCCTCTTGAAGGTCTAAGAATTTTGTAGACTGGACATCCAAAAGAGGTTTTTTAGATCTAAGGTCATAAAAAGTATTCAACATATCGGAGGCGTCACCACCCCCCTCGATCAAACTATCAACATATTTACCGATCTGAGAGTATTCTTGAAAATTTTTACGTTGTGTTGATGCTTCATCTAGACTCTTCTGCATACTTAGCTGAGTCTGTTGGTAAGCGAGGTCCGCATTGCGCTGCCTCTTAATGCTCTCTTGATACTTAACCTGCTTATCTATTAAGGGCATCAACTCGTTCTGAGCAAACGAAGCATACTGTTTAAAACCTGCTTGATCAGTTACGGGAGAAGGGGGTGTGTAAGACCCCCCAAAGAATGTCCCCGCAATATCAGCGAAATCAGATCTGTCTATTTCCTGTGCCATACTAAGCTCTTCTAGATTTGAGGTCTTGTAACATTATCTGTAATGGGGCGAGCCGTGTATACTGGTAAGTAGAAGTCCCCCCTGACATCCCTAAAAGTTTGTCATCGTCTTGGTAAGCTAAGGCCCCTGTTTTTTTCTTATCTTCAGTTTTTCTACCGCCACCCAAAGGAGCGGAGGCTCCTACCCCACCTTTAGCGGTGGTTCCGAGACGGAGTCCGTTTGTAAGACCTTTACCGTCGCTGGTTCCGAGAGTCGGTTCTTTCGCTCCTGCCTCACCTTTAACGCCTGCTCCGCCTACATCGCCCCCAACACCAGCGGCTTGTTGCCCCATTTCTAAGGCGCCTTGTAACACGTCCCTCTTCTGCATGCCTCTCTCCATTTCTTGTTTTCTAGAAAGAGGTGAACTAATAGAAGGTTGGCCCGCCCTTATCATAGCGGCCTTGGCCATTAGTGCGTTCCTGACGGCAGGGGGAGTCCCTGATTTATTAGCCTCTCTTTCGTAGTTGTTGGCTTCTCTTCTGGCGCTACCTTCACTAGGTTGAGGAAGGAGTCTTAAGGAGGAAGTGCTTTTGCCTGTCCTAGCCTGATCGGCGAAGGCATCTTTAAACATAGGGTCTTGACGAGCTACAAACGCCTTCATGTCTTGGCCAGTCTGCTCGAAGTAAGAAACCCTCTCAGTCGCTTGATCACGGGTCTCGGCTTTGGGTAGTGCCGAGAACCCTCTCTCATCCTTATCGGGTAAGTAATCAAAAAAGTTTTGGGCGGGTGCCGCTACGGCTGCGGCTGCTGGAGGTGCGGCTGCTGGAGGTGCGGCTGCTGGAGGTGCGGCTGCTTTATTGTTCTCAACGCCAGCATTAAAATAAGACTCATCGAAAGGGTAAGGTTCATTACCTGATGCACCGGCCCCACCGGAGCTACCTGCATTATTTATTGCTTGGAAGAGTGATGAGGTAGCGGCATATGCCTTACCTGCTGCACCTGCTGCACCTGCTGCCCCTGTAGGACCCGACATCCCCCCAGTAGGTGGAACCCCATAGTTGGATGGCTTAGGCTCAAGGTCCCTGCCTAGATATATACCTTCACCCCTATCCTCTATCCCATTATCATTTGCGTCTCTAAACTCAAGGGTCCGCATTCCACTTACCATATAACCTTCAGGTATGTTATCTTTAGTAAAGGACTCTTTAGGGTTGAGTCTAGCGTCCTTTAAAAGGGCGGCTTTACTTTGTGTAGAATCGGGCATCCCGTTTTCGTCTACGGGGGCGGTGTCTAAATCTTCTTCGTCGTCTCTATATCTAGCCATGGTTACCAAAGGTGTTTGCAAGCCCAGTGGCGAGCGGTGGTTTTATCTTTTGCGGTTTTGCAGTTATGGCGAGCGCGGAAATTCGCACGACGCTTAGGGTTCTTATGTTTGGTGAAATCACTGTAGTCGCGGTGGCCATAAGAAACTTTTTTAATTTTGTCTCCTTCTTTACCTAAAACGACGAACTTCTTTTTAGATCCTTTCGGCGCTCTCTTAGGCTTGTTGAAACCAGCGAAGGTTTCGCCGTGATACTGTATACGACCTGAGGGGAGACGTTTAAAGCGGGAGTTTGCCACGACGGGTGACAATACCTTTTTAATTATATAATGTCAACGCTGTGGAATTTACTTATAACCGTAAATAAAAGTCCGCGTATAGCCTTTGGTGCTGTTATTACTAATTACAGCACCAAAGGGTTTAAAGAAAAGTTTTTATATATGTAGAGGGCTAATTACAGCACCAAAGACTAACTCAATAGGGTTGTATTTGGGTTATCTAAGGCCCCACTCAGGCTCTTAATGGTAACCTGTTTCCTGAACCCTTTACCCTCCTCGTCTTTCGGGGGGTCAACAGCCACGAGCCCTAGCCGCTGTCGAGCGCAATCAAGAGCAAGGAACGCGGCATCCGCTAAGTCAGGCGACCTCCCAAAACGTGATTTAAACTCTATCTTCGATTCAATCTTAACCTTAAGCGAGCCCGTCTTTACCATCTCATAGTTTCGGGCACACATTTCTTTAGCCAATTCAGATGAAACGCCGTAGATCTGTCTTGTCCGCATTAGCTCCTTACCAACGAACCAAAGCTCAGATACACGGTTCGTGTAAAGTTCAACCCCCGTAAGCTGGCTATTCATACTGACCCGTTTATCTGAGGCTTTCCCACCAAAAGTAACGCGCATGAACGAACTCTCCCACTCACCAGCCAATACGTCGCAGAAGGGCGCCCCCGCTCCGGTGGAGTCAACCGCTAGGTTACTAGCTGAAATATCGCGCCGTTTACAGTGATCAATAATTTGACTAACGATTTGATAAGTTCGTGGGATAGCCTTGTTTGTGGCGTCATCATTGAGGTGAATTGCCTCCCCTAATTTACAGACATACTGACCGTTACGGGCGTAACCTACTTCTGCTGTAAATAAGATCGTACGATCACCTCCCGAAGTGAAGGCAGGGTCACATCCGGCGATAATCGTCGGTTTGTCCGCCCAATCTACGTCACCTAATGCTCCGCTCTTAGCCATCTCAGCCTCCGAATAGATTCCAGTTGTCTCATCGCTATCGAAAAAGATAGCGCGAACCATCCTCATATATCCTCTAGACTCTGCTCCTAACAGCACCCTATCCTCCTCCAACTTCTCCGCCGTAGGTAACCAAGGGAATTTAACTTCACCTAAGAGAATATTAGGGCTTCGCTCCCCGTCCAGACGGATATACCTACCACCCCACTTTGTCCTCCACTCATCTGCGGTCTGCGTGTCTAGAGATTCCCAACCTTTTTTTGGTTCAGACCAAACACCGAATGCGTCAAAACGACTGTTTGGGTTAGACATTCCAATCATTTGAAAGAACGGGTTTTTAGAAAGGTTGGTAAGTCCTGCCTGCAAGATACTTTCAGAAAGTTCTGAAAGTTCATCACCAATCATAATTACCCTCTTTTGTTTAATTCCGATTATTTTGCCAATCGCGTCTCTTGTTTTACTTCGCTCCGCTGCAATAAGTGAAAGGCCTGCCCGTTCGATAAGGGTCCCGTTTTCGTCTACATACGCGGCGTTACCGATTGAGTCCCGTATTTTGATCGGGGCTCCCTCAATCACGGACAATAAAGACATTACAGAACCCCAGACACGTTTACGAGCCTCCCGCAATGTGGTAGAAGTCATCAAAACCAATGTATCTCGTGGCTGGCATAGCCATTGGACGATCCCCCACGCAGCCATCGTATGCGACTTACCCGACGAAGCAGAACCGCCGATAGCAAGATATTTATCCTTTAGTGCGGCCCTTATCATTTGTTCCGCCCAAGGGTGCCGGACCATCATAGGCTCTGGCAAATCGTCGCGGTTCCAAAGTTCGTCGCATATTCTCCAGAAATAATACTCTTTCGCGACTACCTTAGGGTGATGGGCAAACCCATATAATAAGGCCGTAATAAGGCTAGTCGTCTTAATAGACAAACCCCCCACGTCCATCTTCTTAGTCGTAGGATTAACCCTTGGCTCAAGAACTTGCTTGCTTTTAGAGACCCGCTTACTCATAGTGACATCACTTTAATGGACTCAGAACCAACTGACAAGAAACTCTTTGATGAACAAATGGCGAAGAACCCCCGTTTCAAGGAGGCTTATAAGCTACTACAACAAGGGCTCTCTAATAAAGGGATAGCTAATCAGATGCACGTTCACCGAGAAACGGTAAGGAAGTGGTTTAAGAAAGCTAGTTTACCCGCCCGTGTATTTCGCCCCCTTATCGAGGCGGATAACAGGGCAGTAGAGGCGGTTGAAAAACGAATCGAAGAGGGGGAACATGCCGACGACATCTTAGAAGACTATCATGATGATGTGGCCAGTGAGATCAGAAGAATTGCCTCTGCCAAAGAAGATGAGGAGTTAGCGGAGATATCTGATGCCCAAGTAACTCCAGCCGATCAATATCAAAGCTATATTGCCAGTGCTAGTATTAAGCTCCTGAGGGACTCAATAAAAAACCTTAAGGCCCCCCGAACCGTAAGAGAACTCTCCGAACTAGACCAGCTTATACGGAGAAACTTAGGTTTAAACGCCAAAGGAGGAGGTTCAGGGCAAGGTAAGCTCGTTATCGACGTATCTGTCTTAAACAACAGCCTTGCCGACAAAGGTAAAGGGGCGGTGGCTAGGATGAAGAGCGATGTTATAGATATTGAAGTGGTCCCTAAGGAAGCTTGAATTTTTTTCTTCCCTTCACCTAATATATCGTTAAATCTAGTTAACGATGTTCCAAGAACGTGAACCAGAAGTAGGCCCTAAGTTTATCACCCGAATAGATGAGGGGGTGGATTTCCGTTTTCCCGTCGATACCGCTGATGGTCTTTGGTATCGCGTGAAGCCTTCAACGGCCCGTGAAGTATTCTACTTGCAATCGCTTCCTAAAGGTATCAGAGTTTTGGTTCCGGCTGATGGCGATGGCCTACTAGTCAGAGGAGACTCAATCCCAGTGAAATAATGAAACCCGAAACACTTTTTAAACTGCACGAAGAGACGTGCAAGAAAACACTCAACATTATGAGGGCAAAGAACAGCGACTACTGCGGTGGTGCTGGAACCGTAGATGCTCTTGCGAACTTCAAGTCTGCTAAATCACTTGGCCTCCATCCGGTTACCGGACTCCTGTTAAGGATGCAGGATAAACTGATGCGGATTAAGTCGTTCGTTAACGACGGTGAGTTAAAGGTAGCAGGTGAGTCAGTAGATGACGCCTGTGAAGATCTCGTGAACTATTCGATTCTCGCGAAAGCCTTACTCTCTGAG